CGAATTGCTTACACACGTCTTCGGCATTCGGTACGTTAAGCCAAACATTTCCGACCTTCACATCGAAGCCGATGAACTTAGATATCTTACCATAAGTATGTGACATACCCTGACACTTCCCGGCATAGTGCTCACCAAAGATAGTAGCATCTTGGTCGGGGAAAATCGCCTCGAAACAGGCTCTGAGATGGTCTTCATCGAACAATGCGAGGAAAACATTATGGTTTTCACCAGTAAAGAAAATTATCCGGTCTTCTTCGAATTTCCATGTGATGTGTGCAGAAGTACCATGAATTTTTTCCATAGCGTAGCATTCCTTAAATAAAAGGATGACTTGGTTCTTATAAAGATTGTCTATGTGTAAATATCCCATAACTATTTTATTTAAAAAAACCAGTTTTGTCTTCATCAAACTGGCAAACTTAGGTTTGTGACAGCTTTCCTTCGTGCAGGGACATTCGTTTAGTTTTTCAAAGGGGTAATCGTTATCCTGCCTTTTTCCCGTGCTTACCCTGTTCACGGTCATGTCTTCGAGCGAGAAGAGGGATTCGAACCCCCATGAATAGTATAGACTGTCATGCATGTCAGGCTTATCTAATCACATCTACCAAAGGCGAATTCTCGCAATAAAAAATCTTTCTGTCCGTTTCCAAGCGGAATATGTTGGTAAATCTTTATGGCAGTCGTATTTCATAAAGTTAGTCCACTAAGTTATTTACCTCACATATCTTACTACAAACAACATCCTCTTGGCAGAACCGTATAACAGTCAGGCGTAATTACCTGATACTTTCGTAGTGCAATTGGGCGATGTTATACTGTTTGCTTTCAGCAGAAAGACTTCAAAGAACAATTTTTACAAATATATATAATCTAAAGTAGATTCGCAATATATTTAATGCTTTTCTTACTTTGTTTCAATTCTTTCCAAATAAATTCCTTCAACCTCATTTGTTTATCCACATCGGTTTCATCAAGATAGAGTCTAACAAGTGCTATCAAATTATTATATGGTGTGAGTTTGTTTCGGATATCAGCACCTACAACACCTGTTTCAATAAGGTCGAACTCCACGAGTTCAAAGTTGTTGTAATTATCGAACTCACAATCCTTAAGGGGATAGATTTCTTTCATCAATTCCATTGTTGCCGTCATTGGTTGTACGTGCGGAATGTCGCCTGTAAACACCATGAATTTTTCACCCATTTTCATGATATAAATGAACTCCTTAGTATCTTTGTCTCGTAATGCCTTGACTTTCATAATTATAATTTTTTGAATTCGGCTTCGGTAAGAAAACAACTAAGTTTTTTCGAATATGGAATTCCACTTCCACTTACATCACGAGCATAAACAGTACGTTCATCAACATCAATTGAATCGATTTGCATTTTGTGATAATCAAACTCAATTTCCCTTGGAACTTCTTCGTAGATGATATCACCGAATTTAAGTGCTCTCCAATATTTGTCTTCTTCGACAAACCGTTCTAATATTTCATAAAATTCTTTTGGTTTCATTTTTTCTGTCTTTTTAATCTAAAACTCTTTCCCTGTTTCTTGGCTCTTTTTTTCCATGCCTCGATAATTTCTAAGGCAATATGTTCTGCCATATATTCGGCATTAACACAGTAGGGCAAACTCGAATATTTAATGGGTTTATCATTGGCGGTTGCTACACCGTACCAAATATTCCCCCCCGGTTTTCCTATACCCTCATGTTGTTTCAACTCGACCTCGACAACCAATTCCTTGGCTTCTCTGTCAACAGTATACTTCTGAGTATATGTGCCTTTGAGTTTCATTGTTTATAATGATGATGATTCGTTAATCTCGATACATTCTGCAAGGGTATTAGCAACATCCTTATCGTCCCTGAACATCTTATATACGGGATGAAGTGTAGAATAGTTACCTTCACTGTCCTGAGAAATACCAGAACACTTGATTTCCACAATCTTACCCATTAACACATCCTGATTCATGGTGATGTATTCCATCTCATCTTCATCAATACCCTGTGGCTTAGTCTTCAACTTGCCGTCTTCGGATTCCACATTCAAACTTGATATCACGTTCTCGTTCTTGGTCCCTGCTGTGCCATAATTGAATCCAACCACTCTTAGGTCCAAGTTCATTTCTTTCTTGACCTTGATTTGGTAACTTGGCTTTGTATCTGCCCAGACCCCATCCATTGATTTCACAACAGTTCCTTCACCATGACGATATAATACAGCTTCGAAGTGTTTCATTACGTCTTCAACCGTGTCAATCTCAATGGTCTCGACAACAGATAACATATTGGAACCTCTTAATGTATTACTGAGGTCGGCAAGTCTCTCATAATATGGTCGTTCACATTTCCTTGTATAATACTCGTCAATGGTCAGGATATCCCAAGCCGTAACCTTCACAGCATCCAGTGCATCACGGTAAGGCATATGCTTGGTTTCGAATTTTTTGAGTTCCTTGGTAACGTCTTTGTTAGCAGCTTTTTTGGTAGCAATACTTATCAATGACGCAACAATCCCGTTGCTTTGATACCTTTCGATACCATCCATTGTTAACTCGGCATTAATGACACAATCTTTGAGTTGCGCCAGTTCATCCATAAAAAAGGGGTTGTCCAATAATGTGGGTTCACCCTGTCTGCTCTCGTTCAGGACTTCACCGCCTTGAACCACGATGTTCACGAACCTGCCATCCATTTTCTCCTGACTATAACACGTACCAGCAGCCAGTAATTTATCAATGGCTTTTCGGGAATAAGGTTTGCAACCCATGTATCCGGTCTTCTCAATCAGGTCAGGTATAACCTTGTTAATGTTCCGGGTTCCCATGCCGATTTTACAGTCCTTCTCAATGATGCGCTCAATGATATATGCATCATCGGGACGCAAGTGTGAGAGAATGTCTTGAAGATGTTCAATCGCTGTATGACCAGTAAGTTGCCTTGAACTCAATAGATGCAAACTATCCAATGCCTTGTGTAATGAATTAGTAAACTCACGACCAAGCATCTCCACAACGTATGTGTATTCAGGTATCTGCTTAATGTAGAACTTAACTCGTTTTGAGTTGGCGAGATACAATACATTTACTAAGAGTTCGTTATCCTTGTATTTCTTAAGGATTTCCATTTTCATGTTTGTGCCGGGTTCGGCAGCTATCTCGTCAAAAATGTCTTTTATGTTCATTTGTTTTTATTTAGGTATTCGTTAAACCATCGGTACAACATGTACGGATATATTTTATGGTCTGCAAACCCATAGAGTCCACAGGAAAAGAAATCGTGACATTCAATCACAAAGGTCTTGTTATAAAATGAACCATCTACCTCAAGAATAGGTTTGACTCCAACATCAAGCGTATAAGCTATTGGTGCTGATTTGAAAGTGTTAATCATTTTATTGATTGTATCGATGTCGGGAAACAACGTGAAATCCCCGCTATAATTCTGAAGTCCAACAAGTTTGCCTTGATATACGAAAGCACGCCATTCTGATTCGATGTCAATTACTTCGGAAAACTGATAATTGCCTTTAGATAAATTATAGCTTTCCTTTATTACTGATTTGAAACCTTTGATGGTATCATTGGACTTCACAAACAACTCACCGTAACCCTTATAATAACCGTTTTCGTCACCGTTCCAAACGGTGCGTCCCGCACGTGACCATAATTCCTTTGGAACATTCATTGGTTTGGGTGTTGGTACACCAAAACGTTTCATCCACGACAACACGAATTCCACACTTCCCACTGGTACGTAATGCTCATGAAATGGCTTAAAAAACCAAATATTATCATTGGTAAGACAATTGACATATTTTATTGTTACGGCATTCTTGTCCTGCTGTAACCAATTTTGATATCGAGCACTTTCCAGTAAGGTGAAACTGAAATCGTGTATAATTTCCCTGTTAATCTTTTGAATTAAGAATCTCATCCTTATGTGTTTTTAGTGATTTATCCCAAGAAAACTTATATCCTTCCTCACTCCACGTTCCCATTACCTCCCTGAACCCCACATATTCGGGAATTTCTTTCCAAGTCATTTCTACCAACTTACCACCAGTGGTAACTGGAATCCTTGCAGGTACTTGGTCAAGGCATGTGATAACCAAAGTTCTTTTAGATTCCGGGTTTTCATACGCATCACAACCAACAGCATATTTCAACAAATCTAAATCCAGAACCGTTTTCCTGAACTTCCCCTGCATACCATCACTGGTATTGGTTTCATTGGGATTGTCAATAATATAATCCCAATCAAGGTCTTCGTTGGTCATGTAACCATTTCCATGACGGGTTTGGTAGGCTCTGGTTATGTAATACGTGTGAAGATTATATTTCAGGTCTAAGGAATTCAACAACGTCAAGGCATTTCGTGCCACACAATTACTTCGGGTGACGTGGGGGAAGAAACCATAATCGGTGTCAAGCATGATGCCCTGTCCACCTTCCATGATGAAGTCGTAGTCATAGAAACCTTCCAGACTGCTCACGACCTGATATCGTTGCACGAGGTCATCACAAGCAGCAACGAAGTCATCAACGAGTTTCTTTGCTTTGACGTTCAATGGACTTCCGTATCCATAATATTTTTCCTGAATCAGTCTGAGTTTCTCGTCACGGACTTTGGGATATAAAAGGTCACGCATATTGAAATGGTAATGGTCCTCATTCCTCTGAATTGTCTGACCGAATCCAACACCAACACTGCCATGAAAATTAAGTTCTTCGAGTTTGTAGTTCATCAGAACATCAAATGGTGTGGTAACCATTGCATTTTTATTGAAGTAAATCTTGGGTGTAATACCGAGCTTTGCCAGTGCCTGTCCTTCTTTCTGCACACCAATTGGACTAACAGTGCAGAACTCCGACCAGTAGGTGGGAGCACCTCGAAGTGTGCCAGAACCAAAGTTTGAAAACGGGTGACGTTTATCACCAATAACAACAGTGTGTCCCACTTGATGTCCACCGTTAAATCTTATAACTAAGGGTTTATTTACTTGTGAACAGAGATGGTTCACGTGTGCTCCTTTGCCCTCGTCTCCAAAACCTAAACCAAGGACAATACTGACGTTTTTGCTCATAGAATTATATTTTGTTTACGCAATAATACGAATAATAAATGATAATATTACAAAAAAAGGGTGTTAATTTTCATCAACACCCTTTTAAACATGAAAAAACTAATTAACATTACAGTTCAGCAACACCTTCATCGTCACCTGTAACAATTGTTCCGGTTACGACTGTTGCCAGTGCTGTGGTAACCAGACCAGCAGTCTTAGCATCAAATTTGCTTGTAACTGCTGCCATATCAACTCCGTGCTGTACAGCAATCAGGGTTGCAATGGTTTCGCAAATCGCATTATAATCATCCAATATAATAAGCCTCTCACTAATCATTTTTCTCCAGTAACCCAGAACTTCTGGGTCATCCCGGTAACTGGCTTCGTTGACGTGGATATGATATACGTTGTAGAGCCTCTGAGCTTCTTCCAGTAACTGAACATCCGTTACGGGGTCAGTCTGGGCATATCCCATGATTTCCTTGAGTGATTCCACACTCATACTATCCCAACTCATTTCATCACCAATTGTGATAAGGAAACCCTTTTCATTACGCTTTTCAAAACAGTCGATACTGGTGTGACGACCAGCAATGAGCCATGCCTGAAGATAACTCTCCATGTTCTGACCACCACCGCCTCTTTCAATATAAATTGAAGTCAACCACTTATCAAGTTCTTCAGTTCCTGATTCGAACTGTCCGATTTGCAGTGGTGTCCTGTCACAATGATGGTCACCAATTGCACCGAAAAGAATTTGAGGGTCTGGAACACCATTATCAATAATTGTATTCATGAGCGCACCGAGTTTGTTTTTCACGATGTCTTCGGGAATACGACCCATACTACCAGTAACGTCTAAGAAGACCATTACTGCCAGAGATTCTGGATGTTCCTCACTGTCACGTGCTTCACGCACATCAACACCCTTTGGAAGCATGTCGCTTACAGCCGAATTTGAAAAAATATCGTCTGCGCTTTTACCCACATAACTGCGACTCAAGTTTGTGTAGGCATCTGATGACCAACCTGAATAACCCATTATTCTGTGGTTTTTTCGGTTGTAGGCTCTTCCACAACCTCATCGGTTGTTTCAGTAACCCCACCACCAGTGTCGGCAGTGACATCTTCAGTTGTTTCGGCAACCGTTTCCGTGGTTTCCTCTGCGGATTCCATTGCAGCCAATTCTTCGAATGACTGCGGATTTCCATACTTGTCTAATCCCATAATTACAATTTTAAATTAATAATATTTATTTCAAATGTTTCGAAGTACAATGATACAAAAAAATTTCGACTTTACAAGTCTAATGGATAAAATTTCTTTTCAAAATTTTCTTTCAATAATTTTCTGTATAATTCATAATCATCATATTCACATTGGTGCTTCGTCAGGAGGAAGGTCAGTATATCTTGATGTACTTCCTTATCTCGTTTCAGAATAGTACCTGCTGCTGACCTATCACCCAGCAAATATAATGCAATTTTTTTGCAGAGTTCCAAATCAATGTCTTGTGTGGCAATCTTTTTCGTAAATAAAGTGGTGGGATACCACATCTTATATTTCGCACTGATTGTCTTGGCTTTCTTACCAACCGGGTTCATATGATAGAACGAAGTAATTATAATACCGTGAGTTTCAGGCACTACCAGTACGGTTGTGGGATTCATACCCATGTGAGATATCTCGTTTTGTCTCAACCACAAACAAAATTCGAACATCCTACTAAACAGCCAATTAACGTGAATCTGCGGTAATTGTTGTCCGGTAAGTGGAACTGCCCGGTCCTTCAGATTCACTGTTAACGAATCTTTTTCAAGTACCATACTTTCTGGCAGATAACGGTGGAAACCAACTGACGCTTTGTCAGTCTTTGACTTAAGTCGCTTGTAATTCTCCACGGACTTCGTGAGTAACCTGCGATTTTTATCGGTGACCACATATATAATCTTCTTATCGAAGAATCTAAATTCACCGCTTTCATCGACATATTTAATACCGTTTTCCAGAAGGTCTTTGTAATAATTTATCTGAGCCATTGCTTCAGGAGCTTTTGGCTGATGACAGGCATCTGGATGAATTAACCTACTATAACTGCGATACGTGGCTTTCCAGTCACCATTAAATATGTCTGATGGTTTTTTTGATTTGAGTACCTTCTCAATTACATCAATGTCTGTCATGTTGTTGTTTTATTATATTCCACCCAAAGTTCATATTCATCAAGAGTGGTTGATGCTTTACAGTCTTTATTATCGCACATGTATTTTTGAAAATGACTGTTCCAGTAACTCAACTTATTACATGTTGGGCACAAGATAATACTTTCTTTTGGTAAGCTGTCTGTCATGTCGCTTCATTAACTATGTTGTCATAATGTTTCATTTCGTCTTCATTCAGATATTCCGGTTTGACATCTGAAGGCATTGCTGGCACAAACACACCACTTACCGGGTAACCCTTTTCAATCATGTCCTTGCGCCAGAGTGCTGATGCCAATGCCATCATGTGTCCATATCCGATTGATGCGCCAAGTGCTTTAGCAGCTTGTGCTTCTCTTTTAAGTCCTATATTCATTATATAAATCTTTTTTTTCTAATTTTATTCTGATAAGTTTCCCAATTCTCAATACAGCTTTTAATGTATTTCTTGACTGCTGTCTCATCATTTTCCAAGAAAGTGAAATCACTATAAAACGACTTAATCAGGTCATCGACCTTAATATAGACATCCCCATTGTCTCTCCTTATTGCATTAACTTCTGTCCCATCCATAAC